TCTCTTAAATGATTCCGAATCAATGCCACTACGACAAACCATCAGGTTTTCTTTGTCTAGGACATGGATACAGCAATCCAAGTGGTAGAGATCATCACTCACCATTCGCATAGGTATGATTTCGATACCACCCTTTTTGGAAATCCATTCTTGGGCTTTCCAATCGGAGAATTTTCCATAGCCGCCAAAATACGTTTTGTCTTTCCAGTGTTTTGTTTCAGCTTCGCCTTCCCAATAGTGAGGAGGTTGGAGAACTGTATAACCCATCTTCTCAAAGAATCTGCGACCAGGTTCTTCTTCGATGGTTCGACCAGGAGCAGACATCTTGGCTAGGAAGATAAACGGATCTACCGAGAGTCCAAGGTTAGCAACAAAGTGCTGATCTTGTGCCCCTTTGGTTGGAGGAAGTTCAATGACTTTAACACCGAGAGCAGTAATGAGTCTCTTGATGCGAGCGTACTGACGCATGGCACGTTCAGTATCAATTTTCTGACCCTTCATAAACTTGTTGTTCGGGATAGCCGTGGACAAGTATTTTGGGGGACACATGAGGAAATTTGGTTTCCGCTTGTATTGACCGCCACCGAATGAAACAGGTTCTGATTTACCTATTAGGCTAGAGACGGAAGAATCAACCTTTCCATTGAGAACAGATGGGATGATTGAACCGTTTCTAAATTCTTGGGGAGAAAACTTCATAGGATAGCGGAGTATGCTTTAGTGTTGAAAACAAGTCAAGACACCACAGGCTAAAGAAAACCAAAGGAGAAAGGAAACACCCCCCATTACCCCCCACCCATGTAGGAAAGGAAAGAGTAAAGAAAAGAAACCACAACACTCCGCTACGCTGAATGCTGTACGCTTCTCCTCGTTACTCAAATGGGTAGGACGTTTTGGTTCGTCAAAGCCATGTTCTTGGATCATGTGGTACGAATTCACACCCATCCTCAATCTTTCGATCAGACAAAAATTATCAATAAAAAAGAAGCTGTCAAGCTAAACAAAACAAACACCAGAAGAGCAAGCTCGTTCAAATAATTCTGGTTGTTCATCAGATTTTGTAAAATCAACTTCAAGTATTGGTTTTCCGCTTTTGTGTAGAAAAACAAAAGGATCTGTCTCTTGCATTTTTTTTTCAAGTTGAGAAGCAAGTTGTAATTCTTCTGATGAAATATCCCTCCACTCATCGTCACCCATGTTTGGGCAAAAGTAACAAGCTGATCTTGGAGGAGTGGGCCACCCCATTTTTTCTACCTCTCTAATTGCTTGGTGTCTTTTAAGTGGAACATCATGAACTAATGGAAATCTTATACGACCTTTCTGCCAATCTTCAGATGCCATCATACGAATCGCTCTTCTTGATTCATCAAGAGAGTAACCAATCCATTTTTTTTGATCTTTTTTTTGTATTCCTAAAACTTTTCTTAAATACCGATCCATTGGCCTTACTTTCCATTCGTTGCTACAATAACCACTTAATTTTCCAATAGTATCAGATTGAGTTGTAAACATGGGCATAAGAACAGAATTTCCACTTGTGCTTATTAAACCAGCAGTAGCCCATTCTTGCCCTATCCTATGAACTTCTAATCCAATTTTTTTAAATGCTGGTCGAATGACTGAATCTAAATATTGCCAAGTTGTAGATTTCTCATAACCAGTATCAGCTATAATTACAGCATCAGGTTTTGGTAATTTGCCTTGAATAATCAAAGCCGCTATAGCAGCAGATTGTGTTCCTCCACCAAAAGAAAGTATTTCCTTCATTTAAAAAATTCTTTCAACAAAATAAAACAAAGCAATCTTAAAATCCATCGTCATCCGTCCCTTTGCCACCATATCCCCATTCATCATCCTCAATTTTTTCTTGGGTAGTTCCTTTGCTATGGATCAATCGGTTTTCCCAATCGCTGATTTCCTGGATGTCTAAAGAAACTGTCTCTTCCTCAAACGCAAATTCAAGTCCTGCCCTGCGGAGCATCTGGACAGCATAGGTCAATGAGTCAGCCAAATCGGGTGACTTCTTCAAACGATGCTTCATGTCGAGTTTCTTCTCGACTGCCACTTTCCTACCCTTGTGGTAATAAAGACGACTGCAAAGCTCGTTTACGACCTTGGAATGGGCATCTACGTCAATACCAACCAATGATCTGGTAGAGAATGCCGTGTGAACAGCAAACCAATATTCAGTAACCAATCTATCGTATGCTTCTTTGCAAGTACGCTTATCAAGATTGCTGATCCTACGCTCTGTTGGCATACCCATCGAGGAAATCGGGAATACAAACATAGCCTCTGGATGGAATTTGCTCCATTCAATGATGATTGCTCTCATCATCTTTCCACCATCACCAGAAATATCCAATCCAAAGTCCCTTGGATGGACACCGAATTCAATACAATCCTTTACCAACTGGATTGCTATGGATTCTTCAAAGACATCACCTACGCTGGACTCATATTCTCTAGTTCCGAGATAGAAACCTACGTTACGACCAGTATCATTTTGCCCTAATCTGCAAAAAGATGCCGCACATCTATCTCCACCAGCAGTAAATGCAGGGTCAAATCCGCAAACAACCCTAGTTCTGCCACTCCAAACGGGTTCAAAGTTCAAATCGCATCCAGCAATGAATGCTTTTGATAAAATTGTAAGTTCTACAGAGTTATCGGGCCACCAACCATAAACATTTCGCCAATATTCTAGGGCATTTTTATTGCCATAGCATATTTTTAATGTTGCCTCCATTTTTTTATAAGTCAGAAAGTTCTTAAAAGGAGGTATTTCTGCATCTGGAGCTTGAAGATTTGGACTTTCTTCTCCAGAAAGGTGCAAGGCAACCCCTGTACGGGTTTTCCATCTCTTGGTGTACCTATTCACAGACTCCCATCCCATAGGATCATCGGGTTCGCATAGCTCCGTATGTGGGTTATTTGCCGTATTTGATGGGTTTGCCATGCCTCCAAACAAAACATCATCGTTTCCTGCGGTAAAATTTGATCGCACATTGAGGCAATACAGATCCATTTCTGCCAATTCATCTAAAAAAACTCTCACTCGTTCGTTTTTCCTACCCCGCATATTATCAACCGCTTTTTGACCTTCGCCTCCTTTTGGAAAAGCAACTGCTTTGATGGCATTTGTATAGTCTCGTTCCGTATCACGAGTATCAATCGACTCAAAAACAATCATTCTTCGGTACTCAACCAGATTTCCAATGGTTGCAGTCTTGTATTGGGTTTGAATATTACGCATTGCCGTCCTGTAAAGGGTGCAAACTTTACCCCACAAACGGTCTTCAGATGCATCCAAAGAGGTAGATGCAACGTATGTTGAGGTGACTGTGGGAGCTGAAATCCAATCCATCACGATACAAGCCGCCACAGAAAACGTCTTTCCGCTGGATGCACACCCTGCAATTCCCCAATCATTCTCGTTGCAGAACAAATCAATGATGTCTAGGGCATAATTATTCGGGATTCCTTGCGAATGGAGTAACACATCGTTGCCATAAATAAGGTTAAAGCAATTAACCATATGTTGAGCAGGATTTTTAAGGTCAGTATCCTCAATTCTAATGCCTCGTTTAATCCTTTGTATCCTTCCAAACTCTCCACGGGTTAATGCATAGCAAGAAAGCTCACGAACAAACTGTGGAACAGTCTCTAAATATGGGATGCCATATGTTGTGTCTTTTGGTGCATCCAAAACCAATCCGTTATATTCCATGTGGATTAACTATTGACAAAAATATAAAAAGAATGCAAATCATTTGATCTACATGAGACTAAAGGATAAAAACGGGCCGATCCCAAGTGGACTCTGGTATGAGTACAGCGATGACAAGGGAACTAAATATCGTGTCAATGGAATGGAGATGACTTATGGCAGACAATTCTCCAACAAAGTTGCCAGTGACATGAAAAATAACAATGTGGAAGTGCCAGATAATTTAGATTACTTGATCGAACAACAAATTTGTGGGAGAATCCCAGGTCAATACTGTTGGCAAGAAGCTGGCGACAAGGTAGCTAATGTAATACATACATTTGCTAGCTTGGGTGATCGTGTTGCGGCAACACTTGGGGTTCAAACGAACCTTGAACAAGCCGCAAAGGGTTGCACCGCTTGTCAGAAACGCAGACAAGCAATGAACCAAACACTAGGCTAAAATGGCAAAA